GTGAACGTCACCTTGACGATGTTCATGAACTACGGAACTGGCGAAATTGAAGCCACCCTGTTTGATCAGGTCGGCGACGGCACCACCACTCTGGTTATCTCACCAGCAGGCACAACCGAGTCCGCAAGTAACCCTGAGTACACGATCAGTAATGCCATGCTGGCCTCGTTCACGCCGATCGTAACGACCGTTGCAGAGCTCAGCCAAGTAAGCGTAAGTTATGTCGGAGGCACTTGGGTGCGCGACATCACCAGCCCGTAATCAGTAACTAACCAAAGGACCCGACATGATTGGCATGACATTAAAAGTAGAAATGGCTGACGGTGAAACATTCGAAGCACCGATCACTTACGGAGTTGCGTGCAGGTGGGAAGATCACCACCCCACGCTCTCCGTGGGCCGTTTCTTAGAAGACATGAAGTTCAAGCCTCTCGCATGGTTGGCTTGGGATGCGTTACGAACCAAAAAGATTGTGGTGCCGTTGTTTAGCACTTGGGTAGAAAACGTCATGGATATCACGTTTATCCCAAAAGCGAAACAGGGCCCGCAGGAAGAGCAACAAACCTGATCGCGCAGCTCGCTGTTCGTACAGGCATCAGTCCGTTGGATCTGATGGAAACACCAGCCCAGATTATTGACGAAATGATCAGGTTGATAATTGAGCAGAACGAGAGCAAGCGATGACAATTCAGGTGAAAGGTGTAGCCGAGACATTGCGCGAACTCGGCAAAATCAACCCTTCACTAAAGAAGGAATTGAACAAGGACATTCGAGCAATCCTTAAACCGTTGCTTAGTGAAATCAATCAGTCAATTCCGACGTCGCCTCCGCTGTCTGGAATGGCTCACAACGGTCGTACCGGGTGGAGTAACCGCAAGAACTCGGTGATTAAAATTGACACGCGCAAGCCCCGTAGAAACCTTAACGAGCCCCGTATGAGTGTCCCTGTCAACATCGTGCGAATTACGACCAAGGGCGCGCCTGTGGCAATTGTAGACATGGCTGGCAAGGCTGGAGGGTCGTCGTCTAAGCGTGAAACTAAATATCAGCGACCGAACTTTGCTAACGCGCTACCGGGTAACCCTTCACGCTTTATGTGGGCTAAGGCCGCCGACTCGTTGTCTATGATTGAACGAGAAATGAACGACACGATCCAACGAGTAATTCGGGACGCAAACCAAGAGATGGCGAGAATCCGCTAATGGCAATCAACATTCCGATCATTACCAGCCTTGAGGACACGGGCATCAAAAACGCTAAAGCCGCGTTTAACGATTTCAAAAGTGCTGTCAGTAATGCCGAAGGCGGTATGGGCAAATTTAAGGCTGGCTCCAAAGTCGCTTTAGACGCCGTCAAAGCCAACGCAGCCAACTTCGCAATGGCGGCAGGAGCTGCAATCGGAACATTTGCAGTTAAAGCAATCGGAGCGTTTCAAGACCTCGCACTTTCTGCAGGCAAATTTTCGGACGCTACAGGTCTGGCCGTTGAGGACGCCTCACGCTATATCGAAGCCGCTGGGGACATTGGTGTCCCAGTTGACGCCCTCGAGGGCGCTATTGGACGACTCAACAAAACAATCGGTGCTGACCCGGACAAAGTGCGAAACCTTGGCGTAGACCTCGTGTATCTCAAAGATGGATCGTTAGACGTCAACGAAACATTCCTAAACACAATTCAGCGAATTAAGGACATTAAGGACCCAGCCGAAAAAGCAAGGGTTGCCGCTCAACTGCTTGGCAAGGGCTGGCAAGGGATGGCCGAACTTATTGAAGGTGGCGCGGACGATCTCCGAAAGTCCCTTGACAGTGTTTCGGGTTCAAAAGTTATTAGCGAAGATGATTTGCAGAACGCTAAAGATTACCGTGACGCTGTAGATCAACTTAAAGACAAATTTGAAGCAGTTACTTTAGAAGTCGGCAAATATCTTGTCCCTAAATTAGTTCAAGTTTTAGAAATTGCTGAAAAAATTAGTGACACAGTGGGCCTTATTCCTGATCCATTGTTGCATCTTGCTACAGGTGGTTTTTTTGCTAGTGCTGACGGTCAGCCTGGTTTCGCACAAGAAAAGGTCGCTGGCTTAAATGCCGAAATGGATAAATACAAACAGTATTACCGCAGTCGGATTGACGCCATAGAGGGCGTCACTAGAGCAATTGATGAACAGGGTGAAGAAGTTTCAACAACAGATTTAAAGTGGCAAGGTTTAATTGGAACATTAAAACTTGACAGTGCCATGGCTGATGCTAAAGCACAGTTAGACCAACTAAAAGAAAAAGCTGTTGAGGCTTTTAACGGTGCCGATGGTGCTTTAAGCGAATATGAGCAAGGGCTCATTGACGCCAAACTAATGATCCTTGATCTTGCCGAAACTATTGCGTTGACTGACTCACAAAAAAATCAGATTCGAGTCCTTGTTGACACTGGCGAACTTGAGCGCGCTCTAGGTCTTATTAACGTCATCACGGCTGGCGGTTACACGCCTGAACTAAACGCCATGCGGTTCCGTGGTCCGAGAGCCCTCGGGGGTCCCGTCGCACCGGGCGGTTCATATCTTGTCGGTGAGCGCGGGCCAGAGTTGTTTACACCGTCGTCGTCTGGGAACATCACGCCGAACCACGCGATGGGTGGCGGTGCCAACATTACGGTCAATGTTAACGGTGGCGACCCTGACGCAGTGGTGCGAGCAATCCAAAAATATGCTCGACAAAACGGTGCGATCCCATTACAGACCACGACAGGCGCAAGGTTCTAAATGGCTATTACGACCGCTTTTACGATCACGATTGGCAACCTTGGCGCTTCATATGACATCACGTCTGAAGTCATGTCGTTCAATGTGAACACGCAGGTTTCGTTGGCTGAGATCGGTACCAGTAATGGCTCAATGCTCATAAAAAACTTCACGGGGTCTTTTACACCGGGTGGCGGTGGCACATACGGGTCGGTTGACTGGTTTAATCAGGCCGTACTAATTAACGGCACTACAACGGTTGGCGGTGTGCCTACCAGTTTCAAACTGTTTCACGGGATCGTTGACACTTTTGCGTTAGACGACAACGGTATCAATTCGTATGTGACTATTTCGTTTGTTGACGCTTTTACCGCTGGTGGTAGTTCGGCTCCTGTAGATACCACAAGCATTGGTTTTAATGCCTCTTTAACAATTGACTTTATATATGAAAATGGGATAGCTGCAAACCCTGCCAAAATGCCAACACTTGGCGGCACCAATACAAGTTACTCAACTGTTCCTACGTTGTTAAACGACAATTTTTCAGTTTCTTGCAATCAACCTAATATTGGAAATAGTTGCAAATCTTCAACACAATTAATAGTTACCGCAATTGGGCCGTCCATGGTTATTCCTACAACAATCACTTTGACAAACCCTGATTTTAATTATCAACTTATTGATTACACCATGACTCGAAACGCTGCGAACAGGACAACTTTTCTTTTTAAAGACAAAACTGTCTCGGGGACACAACTGCCTATTGGTGATCTTGTTACTGGTTACGACGAGGACCAACTTACTAACTATGTGACCACAACTAACGTGTCTAATGGAAATACAATTACAAGTTTTAACTTAACTAGTACCACAAAATATGGTCAACGGTTTAGGTCTTACACTCAAGCAGGGTTTTTTACGTTAGATAGTGGCGTTACGCAACAAAACACAAACAATTCGTGGATCAACCGTTTTGGTGAAATAACTTTTGCCCCTCAAGAACTGACGCTTAGTTCTAAAATGGTTCAATCGGCAGCTGCTGACGCCGCCGAACCGTTTTGGAACAAGATCCTTAACATTGAGTCGGTGATGTGGCAACCAGTCCAGTTGACCTATACGCCGACCGGGTGCGCTCAGCAAACCAAAATGTCGGTTATTGCTAGTCGCCGTATTTCGGCTACACCGTCGGATTGTCAAGTAACGTTAGGTTTGTTGCCCGCATACCAGTATCAAAGTTTTATTTTGGACGACACATATTTAGGCATACTTGACAGTAGTCGAGTGGCATAAAGGAGAAAACATTATGGCTACACAGTGGACAGCAGGGACAACTAGCGGGCAGGTGTTGACTGCGGCGACGCTTAACACGATCGGGGCCGCTTCAGTGTCGTATACGCCAACCCT